TTATAAGACCCGACTACTTGCGGGTTGCTGGCGTCTGTAGCCAACAGGATGGAACTAGTCATCCATTTTCTCCATGGTTTGTTGCAGGTCTAGTGCATATCCTCGCACAGTGAGTAGACCCTTAATCTCACCGCAGAGTTTCTTGTACTCCTCAAAGTTTTCTGCTCGGCCCTCAGCCAAGTAGTCTCTAAGTTGAGCAACCTTCTCGTCAGATTGCTTTACCAGTACTTCAATTATGTCCATCATTCTTCCTTGGTTTGCTGGGTAGTTTGATTCATGCCGCGCTCTTGGCTTGCCTTGTTTTGGTGTGAGCTTGACAGGTGAGTCAAGACCTCAACACTCTTATCAAGTAAGTGCGCTTGTTTAGTGTTATCCATTTGAGCCATTGCTCTTGCCGCTTCAATCTTTTGGCGCTGAGCTTCAATGGTTAACTGCTCTTGTTTTAGTTGAGCATCGGTTGCGTCTTTGGCAACTTTGCGTTGTTGCTCGGCCATTTTGATCTGCAACTCTTGTTGTTGCAACTGAACCATTGGATCTTGAGCTTGCTGCTGGGCTTGCTGTTGAGCCGCCTGCTGTTGATTGCTTGCAAGTAAACGCTGTGAAGCCTGAGCCAACAAGGGCGCCAAACGTGCCTCGACTTCTGGATCCATGTTGATATCTTCGCCAGACTCATCTTTCTGAGGTGGCAAACTCATACCCAACTGCAACTCAATCTGCTTGCGATACTCAAATCCTAAGTGCTCATTAATGTGAGCCATCATCGCAGCTTGTAACTGCTGGGCCATGGGGTTATTCTGAAGTAAAGACATGATCTTAGGATCTTGCATGGCCGACATATGCACCATGATGTGAGCTTGGTGGTCTTGATACATAAAAGCCTTGACAGGCTTCATCATCAATACATTTTGGTTTTCAGATACTGGATCTGTAGGCTTCTGGTCTTCTTCCATTGGCACAAGCTTAGATGCTTCTTTGATACCCAATACTTCTAGCATCTGACGATGCAAAAGAGGCATGTTGTAGATCTGAGGTGACTGCTGAGCCAGCTGCATTACCGCTTGGTACTGCACAATCTTCTGCGCCATAGTAGACGCATTAGGATCGCTGACCGGAATAACATAGACATCATCATAGTCACTACGTTTAGCTCTACGTGAACCTTCGGTAGGCTGATAGTCGTATTCTTCAGGCGTATACGCTGCAATAATATCCTTCAAGAGCTTTAACTCTTGCTTCATTGCATAGTGAACGCGCGCCTGAACGGCACTCATTACTTTTAGCGTACGCTCTAAAATGGCCAGCGTAGTTCCAACTGGGGCATTGGCCGACATATCACTGATCTGTAGATCTGCCGTATTAGCAAAGCGGCGTCCCTCATCCACAATCTGACCTAGCAAAGCCATTAATGTTTGGCTAGGTTCTTTGTATGGAAGTGGTAATAAGTTATCACGGATTGTTCCGCTAGGCACATCTACATCTCGCCACTCGCCTGGAGAAATAGGTGTATCGTCTCCCTTGACACGCAGGCCGCGAGCTTTAAAGCCGCCAGGCAAGTTACTTAAAGTACCAGCATCAACAAGCTGACGAATAAGAGAAGTGCCTGACTTAGCAAAAGCCCCAATGAGGTGGATGAGGCCAAAACAGTAGAAACCAAACCCAGGAACGTAGCCATAGTGGACATAATGCTGGCGTTTTTGGCATGTTTCATCATCAGGCTTCCAATTGCGGCGCACAGCCAAAACTTTGTTTGAACCTTTTTCAATGGTCACAATGTATGGTAATTTAATACCTGTAGGCTCACCATCTTCCTCATGCTCATAGCCTGGAAGATCTAGATCCACACTCATCTCAAGAAGCTTATAGCGGCTATCAGTCGTGGCTCTAAAGCCCATCTTCTCCGCAATCTTTTTTTCGACTTCATCCAGTGTATTGTCTGGATCGCCTAAGTCAATATCACGATAGAAGCCAGCAACCTGTAAGCGGCGTAGCTCATTCTCAGTCTTACGCATTACATGGGTAACACGCTCAGCCGTTTCTAAGTTACTAGCGCCATAAGGAACAACCAAGTCTTCCGCCGGCACAAATAAGGAGATCTGACGCTCCATATGCGGATCGTAATAGACTTTCTTAAACGCATTGCCAGACAGACCCAAGCCCCACAGCATGCGCTCATGCTCAGGACGAAACTCAGTCATTACATCTGTAAGCTGGTAGTTCATATCCTCCTGAACACGAACAGCAGACGCTTTCTTCTCTGGTGTTTCTTTGCCAATGATCTGAGTCTTCACCGGCCCAGCAGCTGGAAAGCTACTCATCATAGTTTCAGCTTGGAACTTAACCAAGGCTTCAGACAATAGCGGGTGATAAACGCCGCATGCACCTTCCCAAGGTTCAGTACGTTCCTCAATCTTCATACCCAGAAGCTCAAGACCATCTACATAGGTCTGCATCCAGTCTTTTCGACTGCTAATGTCATCATCAAAGTCACTGGCTAACTCACTAGCTAGAGTCTCTAGAGCACTTTCATCCAAGAACTCAGCCAAGTTGGAATCAAACTCATCACCGCCTTCTAATTTTTCTGGGCCAATAGCGATCTCTAATTCAGTAATTTCAATCTCGGGTTCTATCTCAATTTCAATTCCTGGAAGTTCCGCCAAGGCATCTAATCCTTGTGGCGCTTGGTACAGAGACTTATCAATAGCCATAATTTATTCCTTCTATATCTTTGCAAAGTTCATCAAATGTTAGCCCGCGATCTTCTTCTAAAAATTCAAGACTAAATAAATACCTAGGCTGCGTAGTATTGAGCACCATGTGAGGAATTTGAGTGTTAAACACATAGTATGAACCAGGTTCATACTTTAACTCTTCAACATCAAAAACAAAACCTGGCTTACCACTTAAAAACATACAGCGGCTATTACCATCATCGGATAACAACATATTAAGCCCAACCTTGCGGTCTGTGTCTACATGCCAGTTGTAACAAGTATTCGGTTTCATGCACAAAATACCCGCATGAAATTTTCTTTTGCCGGCTAAATGTACAAGAAACTGCTCAGACAACAACATCTCTTGCGGAACTGGCGTGGCCATAAAGTTGTAGTACTCAATCCACTGCTCAGCCGGCACATTTAAGGCGTAATGCAATAAGCCTTTAGAAATTAAAGACGTATCCTGAGCAATTACGTATGGTTTATTCATTAATAATATGCAGCTTTTCGGCGATAAACCTGCTCGTCTTCTTCATCAGTGTTTAACCTCAAAAAACCGCCCTGTCTAAAACGAATTAAAGCCTGCGTGCTTGAGTCTACCAAGTCATCGTGAGCCGCATTAGGAAAAGAAGCCATCTGCTCAATCAATTCATGCGCCCACCGAGTATCCGGAGCCCATACTTTACCCGACCTAAAGAGATCCGTCACGGAATTTATACGCACAAACTTATCATTTCCACGAACCGGCGTGTATTCCTGTACAGGTACACCCATTCTCCTCATTTCAAAGATTAACGGAGAGCCAGCAGCCTTAGCTTCAATAATACAAGTGTCCGGCTCCCAAATGTTGTACATCTCAAAAGCTTTTTCCTTGAGTTCAGGAAACTCTAACCTCTCTTGGTACGCTTCCAGCAAGATCACATTCACATTTTTAGGATCTTCGTCCATGTGGAACACGCCCCACACAGTACAAGCCGAATAGTCACTACGCTCTGACTTGGTAAAAGCCGTATCCCAGCTCTGAATCACGTATTCACAATTAGGAGGCTTGTCTCTCTCCCAAATCTTCCACCACTCTCTCTTAACCAAGGCGCCCTCTTCGCCAGTCGGCTTCTGCTGATATTGAGCGTTCCACTTGGATACTGGTAATTCTTCCTTCAAAGCTTCTAATTCGCTTACTTCATTGGTCATTAGTTCAGTTGGCGTTAGGCCTATGGGCAAAAATGTTTCAGCTACATTACTAGCAGCTTTGCGATATTCGCCGGCATTTGCAGCACCAGCCCCACCCAACAAAGCGGCAGCCACTCCAAGTTTTCCGCCAAGTCTAGATGGCTTAGGGTAAACCTCTGTAATAGCATTACCAAAGTGAACATTCCTGCCGGAAGAGCCAATAGGACTTTCGCTTCCAAATAATTCAACAGGATTTAACCCAACTTCCGGCTTTAATTTGTACGATGTTTTTGCCAAGACTGTTCCAGCTT